AAAACTTCCCAAATTGGGAAAAAGCAATTCTATCAGGCAAGAAAACGCCAGGACAGGTCATCGAGGCTGGTAATGCTCAAGGTGTCACCTTTTCACAACAACAATTATTAATCATTGGGAAAGTAGGAACCTCATAACATGAAAATACATGAAAATATCGCCCAAGGTTCTGAATTATGGCAGGAGTTACGCGCCAATCATTTTACAGCAAGTGAAGCCCCTTCAATGATGGGCGAAAGCAAGTACAAAGGCCGTGCTGCTTTAATGAATGAGAAAAAAGGCGTTAAAGAAAAGGTATCTAGTCACCTTCAGAATCTTTTTGATAAAGGCCATCAAGCAGAAGATAAAGCCCGTTCTTTACTTGAGTTTGAAACCGCTGAATCATTTGAAGCAATCGTTGCCACTTTAGAAGTTGAAGGTTTGCCGCTTTTAGCTTCACTTGATGGTATTAGCGAAGATCATAAAACAATTTTTGAGCATAAGCTTTGGAATGAGGTTCTTGCTGAAAATGTTCGCAATCAAGTTTTAGAGCCAAATTACTATTGGCAGCTTGAACAGCAATTATTAGTTGCTGCCGCTGAACGTGTTTTGTTTGTGGTATCTGATGGGACAGGTGTTAACCGTGAAATGATGTATTACACCTCGCAACCAGAACGCCGAAGAAAATTAATTGCTGGCTGGCATGAGTTCAAGAAAGACTTTGGCAGCCATGAAGTAAAAGCTAAGAAAGAAGTTGCTGTTGCTCGAAAACAAGGTAGCTTTCCCCTTATCCAGTGTAGCGTTGAAGGGTCAACGGTTGTTTCTAACTTAGGTGAATATATCCCTGTTATTCAAGGGTTATCTGACGAGCAAATGGGCTTAATTCTTGAAACTGATCAAGACTTCGCTGATAAAGAAGCTTTCAACAAAAATGTTAAAGCTGGCCGCGCTACGCTTAAAACTGAGGCGGCATATATTGAAAAGCAATTTGAAAGCCTTGCTGAGTTTAACGGTTATATTAAGCAAGCTGATTCAATCCTTCAAAAGCTTCAATCTCACGGTGAAAAGCAAGTTAAGGAAGCCAAGGAAACTAAGAAGCTTTCAATCGTTAACAATGCTCAAGCTGAATTTAACAAGCACTTAGCCGAGTTAAGCGAGACTATCAACAAGGTTAAGATCACTCAAGTCGTTATTGATTTTGAAACCGTGATGAAGGGTAAGCGTAGTTTTGAAAAAATGGAAGAGGCTGCTAGTTCGGCGGTAGTTAAAGCAAAAATTGAAGCTAATGAGATTGCTCAAGTTATCCGCAAGAACCTAGATAGTTTATCTGAACTGGCAAAAGACCATAAGTTCTTATTCAGTGATCACGATATGTTATTACTTAAAGATAACGGCGATCTTGTTAACTTAATCCAAGCCCGTATTGCTTATCACGGGCAAGCTGAAGCTGAGCGCAAGCGCAAAGAGCAAGAAGAAAAGCCAGCTGAGCAAAGCGTTCAGCTAGTCTTTGCTGATACTGAGCAAGAAACGGTTCAACAAGTTAGCACTCACGACAAGCTTAACAAGCTTATGTATGCCTTAACCAAACACGCATCAAGAAATAGCTTTATTGAATTCTTGGGAGAGTGGGGTTTAAGCCAAGAAGACTATAATGAAGTTAAAGACTACTTAAATTATAACCTTGGCGAGGTGAAAACTTACCTTTAATTTTAACGCGAAGGATTAGTTCGCCACTAACTGAGTACACAGCATGAAAACAATATTATTTTACGATAATGAAACAACCGGCCCTCCTAACTGGAATACTGCTATCGACGGTGATGATCAACCTCACATTGTTCAAATTGGCGCTTTATTGGTTGACGTTGAAACCAAAGAAGTTTTAAAAGAGCTTGATGTTATAGTTAAGCCTGAAGGTTGGGAAATACCACAAGATACAATTGAGGTTCACGGAATCACTAACGAACACGCTCTTGAAGTTGGTATTCCTGAGAAAGAAGCTATCACTCGCTTGCTTGATATGCTTCACAGTGCTGAAGGTGTTCAGCGAGTAGCTTACAATCGCACGTTTAATAAGCGCATTATTCGTATTGGTTTAAAGCGTTTCTTCACTGAAGAGGTTCAAGACATTTGGGCTGAAAAAGATGACCATGATTGTGCTATGTTGATGGCTAAGGGAATTTGCAGGATTGAGCCTAAAGACCGTTATGGTTACAAGAACCCTAATCTTAGTGAAGCTTACAAATTCTTTACTAGTGAAGAGTTAGAAGTTGCTCATAATGCTTTAGTTGATACAAAAGCAGCAATGAAAGTTTACTTTGCTTGTTTATTTTATCGGTGAATGTAACGCTGGAATTTTGAGTGGATTTCTTCAACAAGGTATATTGAGGAAGTCAGAAGATAGCATTAAAAGCAAAACAAGGTAGGTAAAAAGTGAACCATCAAAGCAACTCTCCAATTGATAAAGGGCGTGTCTCAGTAATTATTGAGAAGTACAAAACTAACCAAGTTGATAATAATACTGGTCAGCCTATTATTAAAAACCGTTATGCCACAGTTGGGCGAGCAACTAAATGGCAACCTCAACAGCAAGGACAACAGCCGCGAGTTGATATTGAAATTGATACATTGCCAGTTGGTGCTGTAGCCCCTATTAAGCTATTTATCTTTTGGGATAGTGAGCGGCAAAATAATAACGCGCCTCAGCAGCAAGGTGGATACCGTGGCTAAAAAACATACTTGCGCTGAACTTGAAGGAAAGGTTCAGTTCTATGAATAAGCTATTAGTGTTACGACACGCTTGATGAAATGTAGGAATTTGAATAAGTATTCGTCTGTTCATAAATAATTTGTATTACGCAAGCTGTGTGAGCGTGACCTATATTTATATTATAAACGTTGTCAAACGTAGGGTGGGCATGATGGGGTGGATTGAGCATAAAGAAGGAGCACAGCCGGTTGAAGAGTTAGAGCTGGTTGACGTGCGGTTAGACAAGCCAGGGTTCGACAATTCAATAGAATGGCTAGGAGAGCTGGCAATGAATCTCTACTGGGGCGCGGGAACTGACATAACACACTATAGAATGCATGAGGGGTAGGCATGGGCAAGTCGATAGATGACATGATGGTTGAAGATGCTAGGCAGAAAAAGAAACGTTTTGCAGAGGAACTAACAAGGGAGCATAAGAACGCTTTCGATCAGCTTCAACGGCATGCTGGGGTTTCAATGGGAAGGCATCCTATACAAGACAGATATAAGGATGGTGTCGGGCGCGACTGGATAGATGAGTGTGAGCAAGTGCTAGACGTGGAGCAATTCAGGGGCGCAATGATCTTTACAATTGGGAAATATTTGCGCAGATTGGGTAAAAAAGATGCTGTCACAGATGAGGTGACAAAGATTTCTGATTATGCGGAACGTTGGAGAGTGTACGAGGAGAGGCATAGTGATACTAAGAGAAGATAGCGGAATACAGAGCGTTACTAAGAAGTGCTGCTTGAAGTGTGAAGGTGAGCGCGTAACGATGACTTGGAATCACAGTTTAGCGGCGGTTTTCTTATTCCTAAAAGGTGATGCCGACATAATTATCAGGGAGAAATGCGCTAAGGATTTGCGGGATTTTCATTAGCATATTGTACAAAGTAATACTATTTTAAAAATAATGAAGGGTGAGTGATATGAATATTAAAGAGATTTTAGAGAAACATAAACTATGGGTTGAAGGTTGTGACGAGGGTGAAATGGCCGATCTGCGTGGGGCCGATCTGTATAAGGCCAATCTGCGTGGGGCCGATCTGTATGAGGCCGATCTGCGTGGGGCCGATCTCCGTTGGGCCGATCTGTATGAGGCCAATCTGCGTGGGGCCAATCTGAGTGGGGCTGATCTGCGTTGGGCTAATCTGCGTAGGGTCGATCTCCGTGGGGCCAACCTGCGTGGGGCCAACCTGAGTGGGGTCGAACTGCATGGGGCCAATCTGCGTAAGGCTAATCTGATTGGGGCCAACCTGCGTGGGGTCGATCTGCGTCGGGCCGATCTGCATGGGGCCAATCTGCATGGGACCATTGGGAACAATAATGAATGGTGAGTGATATTAATATTAAAGAGATTTTAGAGAAACATGAACTATGGGTTAAAGGTAGTGAAGGAGGTGAAAGGGCCAACCTGCATGAGGCCAACCTGAGTGGGGCCAATCTGCGTGGGGTCGATCTCCGTTGGACCGATCTGCGTAAGGCTAATCTGCGTGGGGCCAACCTGCATTGGGCTGATCTGCATGGGGCCAATCTGAGTGGGGCCGATCTGCATGGGGCTGATCTGCGTTTGGCCAATCTAAGTGGGGCCGATCTGCATGGGGCCAATCTGCATGGGGCCGATCTGCGTAATGCTAATCTGGATGGGGCCAATCTGGATGGGACCATTGGGAACAATAATGAAGGGTGAGTGATATTAATATTAAAGAGATTTTAGAGAAACATGACCTATGGGTTAAAGGTAGTGAAGGAGGTGAAAGGGCCAATCTGCGTGGGGCCAGTCTGCATGGGGCTGATCTGCGTGGGGTCGATCTCCGTTGGGCCAACCTGCGTGGGGTCGATCTGCGTGGG